ATGTGGTCTAACTCTGACCTCACGGGTGGGGAGACCGACATGCCACAGATCAGGTGCCAGAGGTGTGGATCCTATGGTGCCACCGTGCACTACGGATGGGCACTGCTGTGCTCAGGATGCAGGGGGAATGATGATGACGAGTGAGTACTACTGCGCCGAGTGCGAGCGCGACTGGATGCGGTGCCCCGATTGTGGTGGCGACGGGGGGCCACTGTTCGATCCCTGCGATAAGTGCGATGGAGCGGGAGAGGTGATCCGAGAATGAGTGGGTGGCTAAGGCATGAGATAGTGATCGATGCGTATGACCCTGACTACGGCGATGGCCAGACAGTCGGGGAGTACTACGAGTGCGACACGTGCAGTGCCATCGTTGCCGATCAGGATAAGCACGATGCGTGGCACTACACAGCAATGTTCAGTCTGTAGGTGAGACAGGTGGGGGCTTACGCCCCCACCATCTCGTCTATCTCGGTAGCCAGCGTCACATCTGCATGACACACAGCACACCGACCGTTCGTGAAGTACTGACCGATTGACCTGTCCCTCTCATCGAACGAGAGGATGGCGATGAACAACTCCGAACCACACAGGCACCGCATCACGGGGCCGAACTGCTCGTAGTTATCCGTGGCGTCAGACTGAAGCAGGGTGCGGATGTTAAGAGGCTCGGATGAGGGAGTACCCGACCCCGTGCTGGCAAGGACATCCAGCACAGTGCGAGTGGGCCTCTTGCGCACGAGCCACGAGCGTATCGAACCCATCAAGATTCCCTTCATTCATAGCCTCCAGTGCGCTGCTGTTGAGCAGCCCTCCACGTAGACAGTCACGACATACCACTCCACTCACCAGCCCTGTCGCCGGGGCGGCTGCATTGACAGTCGATGCACGGCCTTCCACGTGTTCTCTTCCTTCTCCTCTACGACGAGGATCTTCCGACGCAGGGCGTCGATGTACAGGGCATGCGACACGGAGATCGCTACCAGAAAGACGATGAACGCCCACTCCATCATGGCCTCAGTCCTCATGGCATTTGAGTAGCGGAACGACGACACTGTGCTTGTGCCAGTCGAACGCCTCGCCCTTCGGGACAGCGAAGGGCAGGTTCTCCCTGTGTATCCCATCGCATTCGGGACAGTTCCAGTACAGGATGGGATCGATACGTGACCCAGTCATACCCCGCTCCTCTGCTTGCGAATGCGCTCCACACGTGGCCCACCAAGTGCATCTACGATGCCCTCTAAGGCACGCTGCTCGCGCCGTCTGACTGTTGCCTCACTCATGTCCATCTCCTTGGCTACATCGCTGTAGCGTGCGTCAGGCTTCGAGTACAGCAGGAACAGGATCTTCTTCTGCTCCTGCGGCAGCGAGATGAAGCCACGCTTGACATCGACCACCATTGCCAGACCCGTACCACCCTCATCGGGTGGGGTCTTGTGCCGGATCTCGTCGTTCACTTCCGGTCCCGTCTGAAACGTGACGGTCTCGAAGATGGTGGGCAGTAGATCCTGCACTGCGGTCACCGCATACGTGGCGAAGTCCTGACGTTCGGACTGCCCGTTCTGACGCATGATGTCGCGTACCTGATGCAGTCCAGCGTGGTAGCACGCTGACTTCAACTTGTCGTTGCGCTTGTCCTTCTCTGCCCAGTCCTTGACCAACTTCATGTTCTCGCACACCCACAGCCATGCCTCTTGCTGGCAGTCAGCCAGTTCAAGCAGCCCCTTGCCCACGTTGTAGGCACGGATAGCGCCATCGTTGATGGCCTTCAACTGGAGGGTGGAGAAGTCAGATGTCTGCATCAGAACGTCTTCCCTTCCCACATGACGCGACGATTGAAGATAGGGATCAATGTGGGCTGGACATGCGTGCCCGTCACATCGATCACGGCGACAGCCTGCTGCCAGTTAGCACTGCCAGCCTTGAGGTAGTCGGCATCGGACTTGCCATTGCCATAGAGCATGAGATGCCCAACCTCTAACCCAAAAAGGTGTTGAGATATCTTGCCGTTGAGCGAGAGATGGGAATGCTGTATTCCTGCACGGTGAGTGTGCCCACAGACGACCGACTTCCCCCACTTCTTCGCGAGACCAAGCGCCGTGCCACCAGCAGCCTGCGACAGGGAACCCTCATCGCCGTGCGCAAGGACCCACCCCTTCGCAAATTCGAGAGGCCGGTCGTGGTAGGTGACGCTGATGCTCTCCAGATCCAAGAGCCGTTCGTACTGGAGACTTCTGAGGCCCGAGAGGGCGGGAGCGTACCGGGAGAGATAGGTTCGGATACGCGTGCCATGGTTGCTCCTCATCAGATGGAAGGGACCGTCGCCTAGGGCGTCCCGGTAGCCAGCAAGAACCTCGTGTGTCTTGTCCAGCCCTGCCTGCAGGGTGCCCATGTACTCACCCGCGTAGCCCTTGTTCCACCTACTTGGCTCGGGCTGGTCGGCCTCATCGCCTACGCAGAGAAGGCCGTCAGGCTGCATGTACTTGATGAACTCGTACGTGCTGGCCACTGCCTTGGCATCATGGTCCGGGACCTGAAGATCCGGGATGACGATCCACCTCACAGCGACACCTCTCGGACGGGGTTGAGTACGGCTTCGATCAGACGATCAACACGACCACGCTCATGCTCGAAGTCAGCACGCTGGAACTTGGCACCCTCGGTCAGGCCCAACTCACGAGAGAGGGCACCAACGATGGCGTGTGCTGCGTAGGCAGGGATGTTCCACGCCGCCTCCACCGGCGGCTCGAACTCTGGGCCGATGTCGAACGACTCACCCGTGGGACCAACGAATTTGACGTAGCCCTGCGAGTACTCATCGCCCACGTACATCACCAACTTGCGACGGAGCATGTCCCACTGCGCATGTGCCCGGTACTCAGTCACGATGCCACCCTCGTCCTGCAGTCGAAGCACTCGTAGTGCTCGGGTGGGACAACAACGGGCTGGCCGTCAGGGGCCATGGAGTACGGGGTGAACAGCAACTTGCATCCCGTACAGATGCGGTCATGTGGATCGGGCTCGCTCATGCGGTCACCGCCTTGATCATCAGGATCCAGACACCGACGAGCATGGTTACCCAGAACAAACCGAATGCCAGACCCATCAACTCGTTCGACCTGTAGTCGATCCAGTCAAGGAAGTTGTGCTTGCGCTGCTTCACTTTGCCCTCGCAAACTCGGCACCCAGTGCCGCATAGCCAGCAATGTCGATCCAACTGTCAGCCTTCTCAGGCGTACGCGTAGCGCGGATGATCTTGACGCAGATCATCATTAGCGCCACGGTTGATGCGTCCAGTGGTGCACCCTCAGGTGCCAGCGCATTCCACATCTCAGCGATACGCTCATGCGTATCAAACGCGTCCCCGTACTGCTTGGCACGATCACCGTTGATCAGTTCCCTCGCTGTATCAAGGACTTCATCCCGACCGACGGGACCCAAAGATGTCTTGGTCCAAGCGGCGTACTTATCCCGGACCAACTTCTCGAACGTGGCAGCGGTGAATGACTCGGCCAACTCGTCCTCCTCGTCATCGAAGATGCTGAACAACTCGGGTCCCTTGTCCTTGTTCATTCGCCCTCCTCCAAGCAGTCGTAGATGGACATCTGTCCGGGCACTTCCTCTGGCATGTTACGATCCATGCTCATAGTGCAGACACGATCTTCCACACGACGACCGCAAGGCCGATGGTCAGTGCAAGGCTTGCTGCTGCTGCGACGAGCCAGACCCCGATGACTGCACATCCTGCGGCAACGGCAGCCCGATCTTCATTCTTGCGCTTCATAGTCCTGCCCTCTTCCTGATGCCATCGGCACCCTCAATGAGAAACGTGCTGTTCACGTCTTCCTTGTCAGGCATCTGGATGATCACGGCTGAGTCCAGTGCACTGGCGATCTTCTTGGCGAAATCCATCCCCGGCTGATCACCATCAGCGAAGACGTACACCTTGTCGTAGTCCTCGAATGCCCTCCAATAGAAGGGCTTCCATGCCTGTGCTCCGGGGATCCCGACAGCGGGCAGGCCACACATCTCCTCTAGCACGAGGGCATCCATCTCACCCTCGGTGATGCCGATGATGCTGCTGTTCAACGAGAAGGCGTTGACGCCGTAGATGCTGGTCTCAACGCCCGGTCGTCCCATGTACTTTGGAGCATCGCTATCGCTGTCAACGATTCGGAATCGTACGTCAACCACGCCAGTAGGAGTGAGGTAGGGAATGGCAAGTCGTCCGACGTACTGCTCGTGTCCGATGAGAGCGTCACCGACGTACCCTAGGCGGCGTGTAACGGCGGCCTCCTTGCTGATCCCCCGACCGTGCAGATAGTCCCCGACCCAATCGACTTGTGTCTCGTAGTGAGACACCGCTTCCTCCAGTGATTTCTTCAGCACGCTGGACACATTCACGGAAACTCAACTCCGGTTCGTAGTACTGGATCGCTGATAGGGCGTCACCTCTGAAGTCGCAGGCGTTGCACACAACCTGATTAAGGTTGGCACTGATACGCGCCGAGGCGTTGTGATCGTCATGTGCTCCACAACGAATCGACTGCCAGTTGCCACGAAGTCCCGGAAGGTCCCAGCCGTAATGCTCAAGTACTGGCCCCAACTCAAACTCATAGGTGTCACTCACTTCACACCCTTCAACCAGTCGGACAGTGAATCGTGACACTTGCTGCACAGGTCGTACGCCCACTCGTTCGGAGGAGCGACGGTAATCCCGCCCTTGTAGCGCTGGAGAAACATGTACGTAAACTCACTGCTGTTCCACCTGTCGGGACCCGTGTGTCCACACCTGTCGCATGTGACGGTCTTGTTCTTCACTTGACCCCCAGCCCTAGCAGCAGATCGAAGAACTCGTCAGCCTCGAACATGAGGAACGCGGTAGGCGTACCGTTCATCCGACGCTTGACCATCGCTACGGGCACCGTCCACCCATCCTTCGGGTATCTCTGCTCGTAGTTGTTGGCTTCCTTGCTCGCCTGACGCAGATACTCAGGCCACGTGTGCTTCTTCTCGTCCTTGGCTTCGATCACCAGAGTGAGCGTGTCACCGTGATCCGTGTTGCGGTTCTGGTACATGGTCACAGCCACATCACCGATGTCGTTGACACCCGCACGCTCAAGCCGCTTGGCGTTGAAGCCCTTCTCCTGCAGCCACGTCACGATGTCCCGTTCCCACTTCGTGCCCTTAGCCTTGTTCGCTGCTGACATACGCACCCCCTGCTACGACGGCAGCATGCTGAATGCCCAGCCAGCAGTTGCAGTTCGGCCTGTCGCTGAACACCAAGGGCTCACGACACATGGGCGACAACTGCAGGATCTCCTTGTAGATGGTCTCCCGCCAGTACTTCTCGAACTGGGGGCTTGTCTTGTCACTCATCGCCCACTCTCCATGTCTCTGATGCCCATCACTGCGGGCTGGTACTGCATCCAGATGGCGTCATGTCCACGATGATCCGATTCACCCTCGCGGTTCTTCACCGGGCACACCGTCATCCATCCCGGCTGAGGTACACCCACGGTCAGCACGACCGAGGGAACCTGACTGACCTTGCCGTGGATCGCACTCATCGGAGGACACGGATCACCCGGAATCGATTCAGACGTGTGGTGAAGCGCTACCACGGCACAGTTGTTGTCGCGTGCCGTGATCTTCAACTGCCGATTCAGTTCACGAAGAGATGCGAACTCGTCACCATGCTCGAAGGCGATGTCGCTCAGGTTGTCAATGACAATGAGTGAGGGCGGCTCGCCATGGCAGATGGTGAAGATGTCCACTTCCTCATCCAGTTCCTTCAACGGGGGCTGGGATGAGAAGTTCCATTTGATGTGGGAACTGTGCTCTTGGGCTTCGATCACCCAGTCGTTGTCCCAGAACGCATCCCCGTCCAGCAGGATGCGATCCTTGATGCTCTTCAGGGGAATGCCCGTGACCATGCTGATGATGCGCGTGGACTGGGTTGCTGTGCTGCTATCGGCGCTCAGGTACAGCGTCGGCAGTTTGCTGAACACTGCCAGCGTCAGGGCCACGGTCGACTTACCGATGCCGGGGGGACCCGCGATGATTCCGAGGTCACCTCGCCAGAAGCCGACCCCACCATCACGCCATGACTTGAACGGTAGTGGGATCGGCTCGCCAGCGTGCCCCAGACGCCGTACCGCTTTGGACAGCGTCTTCACTGATTACCCCTTGACGTTGTGGACGTACAGCAGAACCTCGTACGAATCGATCTCAGCCTCGTACTTGACGGTCATGTCGTACGTGGCCCAGCCATCGGACCCTTCGTCCAGCGCCTTGACGACCTTGCTGGCTGCCTTCAGGCCCTTACTGAGGGTCGGCTCGTTGATGGACCAGACCTTGATGTCCATCCCGT